ACAAAATCTTCAGCAGGAACGAACATGGAAACTGGTCGCTCTAGAAGCGGGTCATAATAAACTTTTTTGAAAGAAGATCCGGCAAGGGGAAGACGGAACAGCATAGACTCCGTTTCATCTCTGTACTCAGTCATCTCTTCCGTTAGAAGATAATTCATTTCATCTTCTATGCGTTTTGCCTGATCAATCTTCTCTTTCTTCTTCTCCCCAAGAACCTTAGTCCTGACAGGCCCAGACGCAGGAAACAACTCCCCCATTGCTTGTGCTTGGAATCTTACAACAGCCTCAGTCATAACTGGATGGAACACGCCTGCGGCACCCTGCCAAGGTTGTGTTCTTTCTTCTATTTTCATTCCCATAAGATCAAGTCCTTTGACATAGGCGCTAGCCCAGTCAGATCTTGAGTTACGGTCTGTATTAAAATCGTGGATAATCTCCGAGGCCATAGACATCAATTCGTCTTCTTCGATGTACTCTGCTAGATTATCATCATGCGCTGGCCCCACGATATCTTCTACGATATCACCAGTAAAGTCGATGATCATGCCACCTTCTTCATCCTGAATAGAAACGGCATCTGGGTTAACTATTTCGACCTGAACTTGGCCTACGTCATCATCAGCCTCTAGCGGAGACGGTTCAATTTGTTTTTCTACAGCCATAATAAAATACCTTAAAAGTTGCCCTTTTGCATGATAACAGCATATTGCCCATGATGGCAGTGGCTGAGATCATTTCCCAGCTTCCACCCCATCTGCTTGTAATGCTCTACTTCAGAGTGAATAACATACCTAACTACCACGCTAGTAGTATTCTGCTTTTGCTCTTCTGTAGAGTTGTGGTTCATCATCCCAGTCGTCCATCGCACTTCGTATCCACCCCCCTTGTCGAAAGCGGAGTAGTGCTTGTGTTGTAGAGTCAACGAGATCGTCATTTTCTCCAGCGGGAAATGCCGCGCACTCTTCAACAACTTCCTCAGCCCATCTGGTTGGTGGACACCAAACGACCCCAGATGCGAATAAGTCTGTGACTGCGTTAACTCTGGCAATTTTGTCCTGTCCCCTAGACGGCGTAAACTCTGTTACGGGTATTCCCATAGCCCTAAGCTCGAAAATCAAGGGGGAACCAGCGGCTTTCGCTTCAACAATCATCTGATCTGGCTCAAATTCCCAATATTTTTCGTATGCGGCCCTTTTTAGCTCTGGAAACTCCAATTTTTCCTTGTATGCATCCAAGAGTATCAGATTAGGCACTGTTTCGCCAGTTTCATTTGGGTAATTGAAGATTCCCCAAGTGGTGCAAGCGCTATAATCTGCTCTTTGCGTCTTCAAAAACGCCGTATCCCAACTTTGAATGATGGCTTCGCAGGCTGGCGGGCTACTATTCTCCCATTCTTTCCACCATTCGCGCTTAATTAGCGCACCTTCCTCTGAAGTTGGGTCTTGTTGGTACTGAGCAGACCATTTTGATATGGGAAGTTCGGCTTTTAGTGACTCCAACTGCTCTAAGGGCCAGAATTGAGGCCACAAAGGATCCCCAGACGGCATAATTGCTGGTAGTTCTATAACTTCCCACTCATCTACGCCCTCTCTTTGGGTGGATGATTTGACTATCTGGCCCGTCAAGTCTCTGACACTCCAGCGAGTCATCACAATTATTATGGCTCCGCCCGGCTGGAGTCTCTGTCGCGGCCCAGATGTGTACCATTCGTATACTTTGTCGTAGACTTCTGGGGAGTAAGCCCCCAATGCCGCCTCTTGTTCCGAATGGGGATCGTCAATAATGAGTACATCAGCACCTTTACCAGTAACGGCACCGCCCACACCAATAGCAAAGTAATCACCTCTTTTGTTTGTGTTCCATCTACCAGCCGCTTTAGAGTCGGAAGATAGGTTTATGCCCGGAAACACTTTTTGGAAGTCTTCCTGATCGATGAGGTTACGCACCTTACGACCAAACCCGACTGCCAGTTCAGCAGTGTGTGCCGTCTGGATTATTTTCTTTTCCGGATTTTGCCCCAAAAACCAAGCTGGGAATAGATATGATGCAAACTCAGACTTTGTATGTCTAGGTGGCATGTTAATGATCAGACGCTTTAGTTCGCCCTTTGCCACACGCTCAAATGCGTCAGCCATTATTGAGTGGTGTCTCCCCGGTATAAAGGCAGGCCACATTTTTCTTACGAATGTTAAAAAGTCTATTCTGGAGTTCTCTACGTTCTCCGCTTCTTCAAGCTCCGCAAAAAGTGCTAAAAGCTCTTCTTGTTGCTTCGGTGGCAGTTTAGATATCTTGGATTTTACAGAATTAATTGCTGACATCAATCATCGCTTATGCATCTGTCAACCAGAACAGTCTTGGCAAGCTCCATCAAGAACAACATATCCGGTGCTTTACCATGAGAGGTGCCAAGAAAAAGATTCCCATCTTTAGTCCAGCCAATAACCATAGCTTCGGTCATCTCCACTTCCTCCATGATTGCTTCTAGCATATCATTAGGCTCTAAGTCCAGATCGTTCAGCTTCTCCTTGCCGGGGAACTGTATTATGTTGTTTGACATTTTTTCTCCTGTCCCCAAAAAGATGACGAAAGGGGGAGCGTGGAGAAATCGCTCAACCCCTCTCGGAGCCATCGGGAGACTAATGGCTCAGGGCTAGTGTATAGCATCAATGCCTCTCTAACTAGTATAGTAGTATATATATATATAACTAGTTAGAAGAACTAGTAGGGAAATATTCCTATGGGGGTAGGATTCCTAGCCTCTATTCTTTGAAGATTTGTAGTATGATACAATATTCGCCCTACAGCAGAAAATCACTATGGGGGGGGCTATGAAAATTATTTGGCATATATTACTGACTGTATGCATGAACGGAGAATGCCGCACACAAGATGTGCAGTGGTTCGATACCGAGAAAGAATGCGTTAACATGCTAGTGCAGTATCAAAACATACCTCAAGACGGGAACTGGCAAACAGTTGACTATATCTGCAAACCACTAAATGCTAGTGCTGTGTAGGGCTACTTAGCACTTCCCATAGCTCCCAAAGCGCTACTTTCCGATCAAACACTATTAAAGATAGCATTCCTGCCTCTTCAGGCGTCAGTGAGGGCCATTCCTCCACTTCAGGTAGTGTCATCACACATTTGATGCAAAAGTCCTCTGACGAGCTTCTACGGCAGTTTTTATCAGTGCATGGGCCTGAAAAGATTTCTGGGGGATATTCGGTTGAGTGGAACATCATGTAGTCAGCGTGTGTATGTGGGTCATGCATATAGGGGGGTCGGGGGTGGGTGGGGTGTCTCCCCCTCGTGTATCACGTTAGCCGCGCCCCATAAGCCACTGTTATGACAGTTTTTAGCCATGTGACGATCAGCCGCCCATCATTGCCGCCAGTCTGCGTTCTAACTCTGCCCTGACTTCTGAGGCTTGGCGAGTGTCCCGATTGTCCTCTATCACTTGCTTATCTTCAAATGCCCCACACGTTCTGCCCAGTGCTGTCAGGGCTTGCACCCTTGCACCGTCAGACTGTGCTGACATGGCCTCATTCTTTAACTGCTCCACCACAAACATTCTGAGACGGTCATCGTCTGTCTGCTTTCGTGCGGTGATATCGGCAGTTAATGCGTCTATCCTTTGGGCAACCTTTGGGTGACTGTTTAACTTGCAAGCCTCTGTCCAGATGCTAGAAGGCTTCATCCCCTCTGCATCATAGGCAGACCTGTAGGCCTCTGTCAGTGTTTCCCCTCGACTTACCATTTGAGCAAAGTGTTCTTGTTTACTTGTAAGGCTATCACTATTCACTAGTTTAAGGTGTGGTGGTTTGCCTGTCTCTTTATCCATTACTTATCCCCTACTATATGAACCGCCATTATGCGCTGTCGCTTGGCATCGGGCTTTCAATTTGTATGACCCTACAAAATATAGCATCACTTCCCGATAAGCAGAACCCCATATGCCGATTGCTGGCGATTTAAAGCCCCTACAGCGGCCTTCTATAACTTTGCTCACAATCATACACGGCTATGCGCTTAGGCTCGTCTACGGCGAAAAGGGCTGTTTTCTGCGGTTTACAGACCATTAGATAAAAATAAATGCAAATAAGTGCAAATAAATGCAGATAAGGGCTTGATATATTGCCTCAGCTAGTCCATATAAGGGGAGTCAGCGGCGAGGCACGAGGCTTCCAGCCCCCCAGACCCTGACCTTCGGAATGAGTACCCACTAGGGTTCACCGTCCCAGCATCTGTTCTGGCGAACAGCGCGATAATCGCGGCACGACTGGCAAGGCTCATAGCACGACCCCCCCAGTAACAATGGGGGCAAAACAGACCTGTCGTGCGGCATTGGTAGCCGCCACCTGATGAGATACCCCGAAACAGGCTCTGCCTCATCAGCATTTTACATTGTCAATATGGAGATTGTTTACATGACAAAGTTTGACGCAAAAACCTTCGCTGTTTCTTCTGACGTTTATAACACTATCGCTGGCAACCAAGCCGCTATCGATGGTGACAAGGCTCAATCTGCTGATGCTTTGGGGCGTATCAAATCAGCAAAGCTGGATAACATCGTTCAGCTAGTTTGTGGGCTGGCTGTTGTGCCTCTCACACAAAAAGGCAACTTGCCAACTACAGTGTCAGCATCTGTTAAAGCTGAATTGCAAGAGATGGCAATGCAGACCAAGGGCATGGCAGAAAACATCGTCAAATATGTGGCTGGCACTCGCCGCCACTTCAGCATCAACGGCGATAACGTCACCCCTGATATGGTTTATGGAATCCTTAACGATGCCGAAATCGACAGCGAGAAAAAGCTAGTCGATGCAATTTATGGTAAGGATGCAGTCAGCGAGGTGGCAAAAATTGTCCAGAAAATCGCTGGCAAGCGTTCCACCAAAAAGGATGACAAGGGCAACCGTGTCGATGGTGACAAGTGGATTGGCGGCATGGAATGGGAAGATATTGACGCCCTGTTCGGTGTCGGTGTCGGCGGTGAATTGCCAGTAGTCGGTGCGCTGGCTGATGCTCTGCGGTTACGTTCCGAAATGGAAAAGGCCGCATCTGAGGCCGCACAAGCCGCTGGCGATACTGAGGCTGACGCAACCGCCGCTATCAATGAGATGGTCGAGCAGTTTGCTGAAGCATCCTAACCAAACAGGGGGGGCAACACTGCCCCCCATTTTGTATCACACTACAAATTTGGGAGTTGAAATGATGAT